CTTGAAGATGAATCAACAACCAGGACAACATCATGCGCGCGTAGAGCTTAAGGAGGGTGACCGTATGGTTAACTCTCATATTAAGCTGAAAACTGCTCAAATGACCATGTTCCGGGAGGCCATTCACCTGTTAGTGAACGAAAGGCCCAACCTAGTCTTCGTCCTACTCGGCGCTACGCTGACTGAGGCAATTGCGATTCGAGATGTTGACGGAGAAGTAAACCATGCAGGCGTGGTCCCTTTCGTCTATGCTATGGTTCCGCGGATTGAGAGCGCGGATAGCGGAAGAGCTCAGAAACTACGAAACTTCCGCGCTGCTCATGGATTTCCCGCAGGCGTGTTCGAGGTTGGTCGGGAAGGTGACCCAACCAGTGCTGTTGAGGAGACCATCGAACGCGTGGGCAGATTGACTGAACAATACCCAGGATCTACTTTTGCGATAGTCAACTGCAATACGTTGGAGCATTGGGTCGCCAGGGACGTCAAACGTCTACTTGCTCCGCGTAATCTTATAGGTACATTTTCCGTGGTCATCCCTTACCAGCTGTTGTTCGACATGCCAGTCGAAGACAACGGAGTCAGAGCTGGTGTATTCTTTGAGGGTGAACAGGCATTTTGTATCTATCCCCGTAAGGACTCTGTCCATAAGGAATCTGGTCTAGACATTGTTTTGGACGCCAACCAGGTTTCTTGTAACGTTTATGATAAGCGCCTTTGGACCCTGAAAGGCGTAATCGGAATTCATACCGACATTTTACGTTACAAAGCCCTAAATGCCGCAGGTGGGATGGATAACCCCTACGCGTTATTCAGGCACACCATCTACGAGCCGGTAGAGGCGAGTAATCGTGCTGGACCGCTCCGGTTAGCGAGTGCACCTTACTTCCACCGGTTTGTTATGCCCGGCGGTGTTGGGTTTTATACCGCAACTTTGCGCAAACAGGCCTTCGCCACGTCAGTGACCCACAAGGAGGGATTACAGCCTGCCAGTGTGTGGATGAATCGAAGATACACGAACGCAGACTTTATCCACTTTAATGGCCTGTTCAAAGAACACGGTGTTTTAACCCTTACTCCGCAGGACCAGTGCTTGGTGGCGGTTACATCTGTGAGCATAGTAGATTCCAAGCAGAGGGAAATCTACTCCACCATCCGGGGGGACGATCCTTTTAAGGATGGTTCCGCGATCCTGAACTCTCGCATGCCAGCAGCACGAGTCCTGAAGGCACAAGTCAAGAGATTTGGCAACGACCTAGCACATAATTTCGATGGCGCTTCTAGTGTCATCAGTGCGTTGTTAATCCTGTTCATTGTGTCTTTAGTTATGTATAGATTCGGCTACCTGTTAAGTACCATAGCTTTGCTATTATCTAATTGGAGGGTGGTATACCATCTTAGTATTTTGTTGATATTCTCGTACATGCACTTTGGGTTAGGGCTGCCTCGCGGCGTCCTAATCCTGCTGTACATTGTCAACTTCCTAGTACTACCTCCTGTACATGGTGCTCAACATGGTTTTGTGTATGGCAGCACGCCAACAATCTGGCAGCCCACATCCTACTTCTCCTATATTCTATACTACATCCTACTACTATTCCTCGCCGCTGTTCGTCGGTCGCGCAGGGGTGTTGAATGGATTCTTGTTAATCCTGAAGCCCTGAGTACAGGGCCTATCAAGCGCTGCGCACTAGTACCTGTGGTCGCCAAAGCAAAAGAATCAAAGCTATGCCCATACGAGCCTTCGGGTGAGATAAAACGAGTGATGAAAGTTAAACGAAATATTTCTATATTACAACCACTCGTGTTTGTCGTGGGCATTATATTTCTATCGGTGATACCAGGATGCTATGCTCAGTGCCCTTATAACGAGAATCTGTGCATCCGTGAGCGTTTACTTCGTAAATCAAACCAATACGATGAAGATCTGATGTACGAGTTCCGTACCTACGTAGATACGGACCCCATAGTAAACGAGCTACTGCTGCAGATTAAGGAACATTATATTGTTCCTAAATTCGACGACTGGCTAGAAACCCAACCGCCAGAGAGGCGCCCGGCGTATCGTGACCTCGTGGAGAAATATGGTTCCTACGAGACGCTGACAATGCAGGTGCCGTCCGTCGACGACGAGGATGCTGTGCGTAAATGGTCTGTGTTATATGCCAAGCGTAAGGGGCATATGAAAGTTGAAAAGGTCCCAGCATACGTTGATATGGAGCAATCACCAGGTAATCCACGTTTTATTTGCGCAGGTACGGTGATGTTAAATGCTCTAACAGGACCTAGTAGTGCTGCCTTGTACGCGGCAATGCACACGGTATTCACTTTAAATCATAAAACCGTGAGTGCATCCGGCTATACCCCCGTGGATTTAGGGGGTAGTATGGAAGCGGACTACCATCGTGGTGGACTATTTGTAAGTTTAGACCACGCTCGATGGGATTCGAATGTGAATGGAGAAATGCTTTCAATACGGTCGGACGTGTACAAGAGGCTGGGCATGCAGCGATACGCGCGCGATCCATTGATGTGGACAGCCGCGAACTTTGGTAAGTCGCGGTTCCACTCATTTAAGGACACAACCGGGGGGTACAGTAAGGTGAGGTCCGGTGATCAGGACACATCCGCAGGCAACACACTGTTATCCATCTTAAAACACATGTTTATTGAACACAAGATGGAATTGAAACAAACCAAGTATTATGCCTGTGGTGATGACGTGCTCCTGGTCATGTGGCCGTCGATTACTAATATCATGAAAATCCCTGGTGTTTCTTACCTACCTAACAAATTGCGCGAGTACGTTGGAGACTTCGAGGTGGATGCACTGATAGAGAAATATTTAGACTATTCTTCACGATTGGGTTTACCGTTAACGATAAGCCCTACCGGTAGCATTCACAAATTTGCAAGTCACCCAGTCTTTGCGTGCTTCCTTTCGTGCTTCCC